GTCCTGACAACCGCCGGGACGCTGTCCATCAAGGCGCAACAGGCCGCTTTGGCCAACTTCAGCGACCCCGTCGATCTGGCCGGTACTGCCATCAGCGTGAACGTCGATGCCGATGATGGGTACATGTTCATCATCGACATCCAGGGAATTCGAAAGCGATACGCCCGCTTGGCCGTCATGAGGGCCGCTCAGAATTCAGTTGTCCAGCTCGCCTGGTATGAGCTGTACCATCCGAAGGAACTGCCAGTCACGCAGCATGCAAACGTCAAGACTTTGGAACAGCACGTCTCGCCGATCGAAGGCACGGCCTGAGCTGATTTGCTGGCGGCCGCAGATCTCGGGCTGACAGCGCATCCGGGGAGCATCCATGAGTTACAAATGCAAGGTCTACAAGGATTCGGGCGGCGACCGCCAACGCGTACTAAGCGGCGGCCTCATCGACGTCCTCAGCGGCGGCAAGTTCGGCCGCATCTGCGACGCCGGAATCACCGTCGGGGCGGAAGTTGCCCATCCGACGCACAGCATTGCCGTCGCGATCCAGCTCAAGGACGCCAACGGCAGCGACCTGGACGAGCGCGGCGCCGTCCGGGCCTATCTGTCCAACGATGCCAACGGTGACACTCTGATCACGACGGCTCCCGATGGGCATGTGGCGGCCGGAACGGATGGCTTGTGCGTTCACCTCGTGACGGACAAGGCATTCTGGCTGACGAGCGAGCCAGATGGGGATATCGACCTCGCACTCATCAACACGGGCGGCGCGCTGACCTGTTACCTGATCCTGGTATTGCCGAGCGGCATGTTGAAGGCCAGCGGCGCAATCACCTTCTCCGCGTGATCTGATGGCGAAATTGCACGAGCTCGACCAGGCCGCGGCCGATGCCTGGGATCTTTGGAAGGCTGAACAAATCAAAGCCAACACGGCCGCGAAAAAGGCCGATCGGGCGAAGGATGAGTTTGTGGGGGCCTTTGGCGATCGCGAGAAGGCCGGGTTGCCCGATGGCCGCGTGATCCAACGCATCAGCGAGCAGCGTAACGGCTACAAGGTGCCGGACAAGACGATCACTCGTTACATCCTCAGCGCTGATTGACAATGGACTATGGCCTCAACGTCTTCACCCGGCCGAATGAAGAGCCGATCAGTCTGATCGAGGCCAAGGCTCATCTGCGCGTGACGATCTCGGATGACGACGACCAGATCACGGCGTTGATCGAGACAGCCAGGGAATTCATCGAGGACGAAATCGGGATCGTCCTGGTCGACACCGAATACGACGTGCTCCTTGACCGGTTTCCGACCGGGCGCGGCTCAATCCTGATCCCTCGCTATCCACTTGTGTTGGTCGATCAGATCACCTACGTCGATGCGGGCGGCGTCGAGCGAACCCTCGATCCGGCCCTCTACGAGTGGGACGCATCGCGGGAGCCCGGCCGCCTGTATCCGGCCTACGGCAAGACTTGGCCGGCGACGCTCGTCCATCCCCGGGCTGTGGCGGTCCGTTTCGCCGCCGGATTTGGCGACGCGGCCGACGTTCCCGAGCGCGCTAAGTCCGCGGTCAAGCTGATCGTCGGCCACCTCTACGAGCACCGCGAGGAGAACACCGAGCTGGCGCTGACGGAGCTGCCACTCGGAGCGCAGCGGCTCATCAGGCAGCTGGCCTGCGGAGATGACTTCACCCAGTACGGGGATTCAACGTGATCGAGCTCATGCATGCCTTGATTCCCCAGGCGCCCGGCATTGTCGGAGTGCTCATCGTTGTCGTGTTCTTCCTCGTCTATCTTGAGCGCGCCGATCGCCAACGGAGCAAGGCTGCAGAGCGCATGGGGAGCGCTTGTCATGAGATTCAGATGAGGTCATTGAATTGCCTCGAGCGGAACACCGAAAGCTTGGGGCGCGGAGCAACCTCAATGGATCGCGTCGAACGGGCAATCGAGCAGTGTGAAAGGCGATGATCCGACCAGCCGACGCCGGGAAACTCCGTCACGTGCTCACGCTGCAGCAGCGTGACACGGCGATCGGCAGCCGAGGCCAGAAAGCCTCGACCTTCGCCACTCTGGCGACGATCCGGGGAGCCATTGAAACCCTCGGCGGCCGAGAGGCCGAGTTGGCGAGGAAGCTCTCTGCGGACGCGACGCTCAAGGTCACGGTGCGCTATTATTACCCGGGCCTCACGGTCGAGCATCGATTCCTCTTCGGGAGCCGCATTCTGAATATCGGCCACGTGAACAACTGGCTTCAGCGGAACGAATGGCTGATCTGCCTATGTGCCGAGGTGAGCTGACCCGGAACGTCGTACATGGCCGCAACCGTCATCAGACTGGAGGGCGTCGAGCGCTGTGTAGCGAAGTTTGAATCGCTCGCGCGCGCGACCCAACGAACGATCATCCGTAAGGCGGTCCGCGCCGGAGGCGGTCCATTTCTGGCCGCGGTCAGGGCCAAGGCCCCGGTGCGGAATCGCCTGCTCAAGCGATCGCTGGTGATGTTGATCCGCGCATACGCTGGCAGCGTCTGGGCGATCATCGGGCAGGAGAAGACCAAGAGTTTCGACAAGGCGCGCCTGAAGATCAAGCGCAAGGGAGGCATTAGCGGACGGGGGGACCTGGTCCCCCTGCACCTAGTCGAGGAGCCGACGCGGGGACACACGATTCAGAGCAGTAGCAAGAGGAAGGCGCTTATGATACCGACCGGGACCGGCGGAGTGTACCGCCGACAATTCCGGCACCCCGGAACCAAGGGCGCCCACTTCGTTCGGGCGGCGGCCGCTCAGGCCGATAAACAGAGCCTGAGCGCATTTGAGGCGAAGTTTGTCGAGGAATTGATGAAGGAAGCCTGATGTCGGACATCGCCGAACAACTCCGGACCTGGCTCCTCACCGACAACTCGCTCAAGGCATTGGTCGGCGCTCAGGGCGTCCATCAGAATGTTGCGCCCGAAGACGCACACGATCCGTTCGTCTGGTTTGGCCGGGCCCGGACAGAGCATGAGGATGTGATCGACCAGGCTGCCGGTGTGGCGCCGTTTCGCGAGACGTTCGATGTCGAGGCGATCGGCCTGGACGTGGATGCGGTCGAGGACGTGGCCGAGGTCCTGCGGACGAAGCACTGCTACCGCGGCACCTTTGGGAGCGGGACCGTCCAGGGAGTCTTTATCCGCGACCAAAAAGATGATTATATCCCGCGGGGGATCATGGCCGATGATGGTTCGAATGTCGCGGCCCTTGAATTTGAAATTGTGGGATACGCCGGAGCTTGACCATGGCCAGCAAACAGATCGCTCTCGGATCGATCCTGAAAATCGACCCAACTGGGCATGTGACCTTCACGGCGATGACGCTCGTCCGGCAGATCACTCCGCCGCCGAGAAGCCGCAAGAAGATCGAGGGCCTCACACTCGGCGACACATTCGAAGTATCAGAGCTGGGTATCGAGTCCGAGAGCGAAATGGAGTTCCAGCAGCTCTGGCATCCGGGCGACACGGAACACGAAAAGCTGGATACGCTCTTCGGCTCAAAGAATGAATTCGGCGTCCAGCTCGTGACCGCGCATACCACGCCCGTGACCCTCGAATTCACGGTCAAGGTCGTGTCCCTCGAGCCGGAGGCCTGGACGGTCGACGGGGTCATCTCGCGCAAGGTGACTTTGGTTCGGACGAGCGCGATAACGCGAACCCCATGAGAGGCCAGCATGACAGCCAGCAAACAAATCGCACTCGGATCGATTCTGAAAACGGACATCACGGCCCACAACACGTTCGTGGACATGACGCTCGTCAAGCAGATCACTCCGTCCCCGCGGAGCCGCAAGAAGATCGAAGCACTGACGCTCGGCGACACGCTCGAGGTGCCCGAGCTGGGCATCGAGTCCGAGAGCGAGATGGAGTTCCAACAGCTGTGGCAGCCCGGCGACACCGAGCACGAAAAGTTGGACACGGTCTTTGGGACCAAGGCAGAATTCACGGTGCATCTGGTGACCGCCCACAGCACGCCCAAGACCGACGAGTTCGAAGCGAAAGTCGTCGCCCTCGAACCAGAGGCATGGACCGTTGACGGTGTCTATTCGCGCAAGGTGACTCTACTGCGAACGAGCGCCATTACCCGCACCTGATGGAGTCTGATCATGGTCAACGCGAAAGCATTCGAGGTCCTCGACGCGATGCGCGCCGCGGTGCGGAATGATCCGCGTCCATGTTTCCAGGATCTCGAGGTCCCGGAAGTGGGCCCGTGTCGGCTACGGCGATATCAACCGGAGGTGTTGATGGTCCTGCGTGGCGAAGCCGCTGCATGCCGCCTGGCGGAAAAGATCAGCGACCTCGAGCACGACGACCCTGCCCGTCTGGTCGCTCTGCGACTCGTGCAGCGAGCGCTCGTGCCCGTCGACCGAGCGGGCTTGCTGTTCCCGGGTGACGAGGCCTTGGCCAGACTGACCGCGTCACTGCCGACGGATCGGCTCGCGAGCGTCACGCAGCAGCTGATTGCATTTCAGGAATTCTGACCCGATGCTGACCTGTTTTCCATCCGCTGGCCCGGCCACGGGCCTATGCACTCGCCGGCTGTTGTACCGCGGCGGCCGCCCGTGGCGCCCGCTGCTGCGCTCGGCCGTGTGGGCTCAGGCCCTGGCTACCAACCTGGGTGCGCCGCGAGGGTCGGTCAAGGATTGCTGCGGCACCGACAACGCCGGCTGGCTTCTGCATACCCCAGTTGATCCCGCCGGTAGCAACTTCTCTTTTACGTTTACCGTTAAGCCAACTGCCTCCGCGG